GTTTCCCCCTCCCAATTTTGACACTTTCAGTGAGTGTAAAAGACTGGTGAACTTATATAATTAAATTTATAAATTCTGTATATTGGCGACATACAGTCTCATTAGCTACTCCATGGTTTGATACCCATGGTTTATATATTTTATGATCATGTAGTACTTGATTGATAGTTTGTCAGGTCTACATTAATGGCTAAGACTATCACCTAATTCACGGTGTAAAACTGATACTAAAATTTTTATGAAATGTCCCATTTTATGAATTATTTACGCGGTAGGATATTGCCGCACCTCGTAGGTGGTGAAACAGTCCGAGTTTCACATCCTCACCATGCCGGTGAAGACGTGGTTGCTGAATCAGCAATTACGATGCCAGGACTTCAATTTTTGTTTGAAGAAAATATGCAAAACTTCGTACAATTATTGAAAGAATTACCAGATCTTTTAGTTAAAGATGACCCCGATAACTTCTTAAGGATGACGAAAATTAAATATAATGAGCGCCATTTACATAGATGGGTTGATAACGAATTTCATAGAGCACATGCTGTTGCTACTTCTGCGTTTTTAGATATGAAGAGTGATGAAAATAAATTAATCGACCCTTATGTGATTGGCTCTTATGGATATAATTCTTTGAACGCCAGAGTTTATTTTGAAACTTTGTATTCACATCGACAAAGGAGAAGTATGGAATTATGCAATCAGTATAGACTTTACGAATGCGACTTGTATAGATATAACGAAGCAGAGTATCAGGAAGGTTATGATTTTGAATTCGCGAATAAATATGTCGTGATGGATCGTTATGACTTTACCCTGAACGATGATACTGTTGAAGTTGGAGTTCGTATACATACTGTTAGCATGATTTATGATAAAGATGGATATAATTTTTTGACTACTGGAAAGATTCTTGAAAAATGGCGTGATGATGAAGATCGAAATGATTTGGAAATCAATTGTAATGCAGAAGCTATGTCTGCCTTTACATATATCTATAATTATTATCAGTTTTATGAACTAAATCTCTCTTCTGCTCATTTGAATATTAAACAATTTGTTGAAATTCTCAAATATGAGTGGGCTAAATTTATACTTATGAAGTATAGATGTGGAAAACTAGAAGATTTAGCTTTATATGATTATGTGACTGCTTTTAAATTTAGGTTTATGGAAGACGGACCTGGTGATGATTACACCCCAGATTATTTAGTATTAGACGGTTATAATATACCAGTAGAATTTGATTTGGAATTTGTTAAAACTGTTATACGACGAACTGGTCATTACGGCTATTTAATGTCCAGCGCTACTCTAATGTCCCAAGAAAACTTTAGAACAGGAGTGCGTGAATGGATGCCGAGATATTTACCTTACCAGCAGTATTTTAATTTGAAGAAATGTTTATTAGTCGACGGTGATGTTGAGTCTAACCCTGGGCCTGCTTATAGCAAAATGCGAGATAACAATTTGATAGGTTTTGAAGCGAGCAACCAGGTGTTTGGTCTGGAAAATTTAGGAAAACTCAGTGATACATTGCGAGAAGGTATTAACATTAATCATAGATTCAATTTTATGGAGAGTGTTAAAGATCAGTTCCCTCAATTTGCATTATTATTAGTAAATTTATATCAAGCGAGAAATGATAAATTTTTGTGTTCAACTATATTGGCACAATTTTTAGTTGGTTTCGACTTTTCCCTTAATTATATTTATGAAATTATGAATAGGTTGTATTCTAAATTTCTTAAGTTTATTAGGTGGGTGTCGAGAATTTTAAATATAAATGATATTGATAATGCAAGCAATGAAGCAGATGATGATGAAGATGCTCCAGTAAAGTCATTTATTGGTGGTGTATTTGATTCATTCTTTGGTTCGCAATCACCTTCATCTAAAACATTTTTGAAGTTTTGTTCAAACATGAGTACTATAGATAAGGGTGTAAAGGGGGTTGAGTCGCTCATAGTGAAAATTGTAGGATATGTTAAGAAAGCTATTGATTACCTGTACCTTAAAGTGCATGGAGAACCAACAAATCCTTTCTTAGATGACTTAAATGAGTGGCTTGACAGGTCAACCAAAATTGTATCACTGCAGGAAAGATCTACGTTAGAAAATGAAGATATTATTATTGAAGTCGACACATTGTGTAAAATGGGTGTCGATTACAGCTTAATGATTGATGGTTGTACAGATAAAGTCTTGAAGGAAACTTTTAAGAGCTCACTAGCACAATTGAGAGCTTTACAGTTGCGTTTCCACAAGACAGCCAAACCACAAGTATTTAAAGCGCCTCCGTATTTAATATCTTTGTATGGTAGCTCGGGAATTGGTAAATCATTATTGACACCTTATATAGTCGTTGAGTTATTAGCGTTAGATCCGTATTTCATATCAAATCCATCAAAACTTAGAGAATTTGCAGAATTTGTTCATTTTAGACAAACTGAAAATGAGTTCTGGGATTCGTTACAGAATAAACACAGGATTTTGTGTGTTGATGACTTCGGTCAAATGGCAGACAAAATGAATAGTAACGAATACCATGAGTTGATCAGATTATGCAATTCTGCGCCTGCAAAAGCTCACATGAGTAGCATCCACGAAAAGGGTATGATTGAATTAGATTTCAAGGCAGTTATATTGTCAACAAACAATAAATTTTTGAAAACTGAGAATGTCAACCATCCTGATGCCATAGCTAGAAGATTTGAAAATTGTACTTGGCAAGTTGATGTTAAATCCGAGTTTGTTAAACTAGTCGGAAAACCAGGTAGTAAAGTTAGGAGATTGGATACAGATAAAATAAAGTGTGATATGGATTTGTCGATATATAAATTTACAAAATATGACGTTAATACAGGCAGTTCTATTGGTGAGAGTGTTGATTATTACAAGTTCATTGATATTATTAAAAAGGAATATATAGCCAATCATGAAAAAGGTAATGCAAAATTGAACCATTTGGCTAATTATGTTGAAAATATAATCACAGCACAAAATCAAGTTTTTGATTATTTCATAAGACCAAAAGGTCCTTCAACTAGCGTTCCAGATGAAATTAATGAAATTGTTGATGATATAGAGACGAATTATCCTGTATATTACCACTTTATTTCTAGTGGAAACGTTCTAACCAGAGATGTAATCAAAGAGTGGTTCTTAAATAGGAACTGTTTAAATGATTCGAGGAGCGAGAGGGTTGAATTTGTTACAAAATATTATTTGAAAATACTCGCTATTAGGCTTAAAGTAAATCCAAAGCCGGCGAAACTTCCACCATTTTTCAAATTCATATTAAACTTCTTGTCTTTTATAACATTTAGCACAATGGTTTATTCTCTGGCGTATATTTTCAAAGGAATATTTAAGTGCATTTACAGGTTTTTCAAATCTATTTACAATTGGTTTACCGGTAGTAATAGGAAAATAGAGAAAGTCCCAAAATGTTATTTCAGAACAGTGCGATTTAATGGAATTGAGCATTTTGCTATGGAATATTTTGATTTTGTTGATGATATATATAGACCTTGGTTTTTGCCTATCGATAAATTCTTTTTGTCTAAAGATAAATATCATTTCATATTGAAGGATTCTGTGCATCCAGATGATATCATATGCCAGTATATAAACAGATTAAATAAACAATATAACAAAGATGATAGTTTTAAAGTTATAATAGATCAAGTTTTATCTACTCCAGTTGAAAATGAGTCTTTTAATGTGAAAATGAGATCAGATAAGAAGAAAGTAGACGAGAAACCCGAAGCCGTGTCAACTATATTAGAGCGATATGCCAATGAGCAAAAGATGGCTAATAAAGTTATCAATGAAAGGTATGACACAGCCCAAGGTATAAAAACTAAGTCTGTAACTGAATCAAAATTAGAAGTTGCTATTGATCCAAATACAGTTTCAGTAATGAATAAAATTACAGCGTCTCAATATTTCATTTGTATAGAAAACGACGGAGCCATAATTAATTTAGGAACAATAACATTTATTAAAGGCAAATTGAGTATTTCATTCTTACATTTACTTCCACATATATTCGACAAACATTTTTATCTTAGACCCGTTACTTGGCATAATAATAGAGCAGTTTTTAAAATAGACCCCAGTAAAGTTAAAGTACATATTCCTAAACAACGTAATGTTGATCATATTTCATTCAATTTAAGTAAATTAAAATTAGATCACACATATTTGTTTACAAATAGTGCCGGTGTAAAAGATTTATGTATTCTTGATTTTACCAGTTTTGATGCTTTGATGTCTCATGCTGATATTACAAATCATTTTGTTTCAGTAGAAGATTTGAGTAAAGTCCCAGGTAGTAAAGCCATTTTACAAATGTATGACAACTCTATGGAAAAATATTATGTTAGAGCCAACAGTTTAGATCCAATTGACGTAACAGACGTTATAGTCGGTCCCGTTGATGCAGGAGGTATAGTTGGTGAAACATATGTTAGAGAAGGATACAGTTACGATGGTTATACAAAGCCTGGAGATTGTGGATCCTTGCTTTATATTGAGAACAGATATGTTAATAGTAAAATATTAGGTATGCATGTCAGTTCCGCAAAAGGTATAGGATTCGCAGTTTCTATTACAAAAGATATATTGAATACAGTTACAGTTGTTACCAACCAAGTGAGTTTAAATTACAGTTTGGACAACAAAGAAGTGAAAAATGTAACTGAAGGAGTTATATATGTAGGAGAGATTAAAGACCCAATAATCCAAGCTGGTAAAACGAAAATAATAAAATCAGGATTGCATAATGTAGTAGACCAAAGTTTAGAAAAGCCTGCATTTTTACATCCAATATATATTAATGATAAGTTAGTGGACCCAATGGAAATAGCTATGAGGAAGTATTATACTAATCCGCCTTATGTACCAGGAAAAATAATTGATACTGTTGCAAAAGACTTTGATTATTATATGTCTAAAACATGGAAAACAATTGATAAAAGACATATGAGAATTTTTACTTTGCAAGAAGCAGCATTTGGTATTGAAGGCGAGGAGTATTTTTCCAGATTAAAGATGTCAACTTCACCTGGTTATTCGTGGGATAAAAAACATTTCCCTGGTAAATCTTATTACTTCCAAAATGATGTTATTCATGAGGAAGTCATAAGAAGAGTTGAGGAAAGGTTGATTATGGCCAAGAATAATCAGAGGATGTTCCATTTGTATACAGTTGTCCTTAAAGATGAAACAAGACCTATCGCAAAAGTTATGCAAGGGAAGACTAGGGCAATTGTAGTACCACAACTGGATTATACTATGTTAGTTAGACAATATTTTGGATCATGGGTTTTACATGCAATGAAGAATAAGATTCATAATAGAAGTTTAGTCGGTATAAATATGTACGGACTAGAATCTAATATGTTATTCATGAAGCTCAAGAAACATCCCAATGTTCTGGCCGGCGATTTTACATCATGGGACGGAACTGTTAGAGCCGACATTGCATGGAAAGTTTTCGAATCTATAAACAATTTTTATAGGAAACATCAAGAAGACAAAAGTAATATAGACGAAGAAGAACGTATAAGATATATTTTGTTTTTAGACTTAATAAATGCTTTTGTGTGTGCAAAATCTGATGTTTTCTTGTTGACTCACAGTTTGCCTTCTGGACACCCTTTAACAGCAATTATGAATACTATGTACAATGTATTTAGATCATTTTTGGAGTATGATCTTATTATGAGATCGTTGTTAAAAGAGAACCTTGATATGGAGGGTTGGTCAGAATTTTGTGAGTATACTTCTAGATTGGAAAACTTTAAAACAAATCAGAATTATAGTATAAAGAAATATATGGATAATGTTGAGGCTGTATTCTATGGAGATGATCTTTTGATGTCTGTATCTTCAGAGTTTTCAAAGGTTTATAATTATCAAACTCTTGTTAGAGCAAATAAGTTAATTGGTCATATTTATACGACTAGTGATAAGCGAGAATTTGATGATAATGTACTTTTTGATAAGTTTGAGGATGCTACAATTCTTAAGAGACACTTCATATGGAATGCGATTATGTGTAGATGGGTTGCCCCTTTAGATAAAACAACAATAAGGGAAATCCCACAATGGATCAATAGAGGACAAAATGAAATTGATCAATTATTAACAAATATAGAAGTTGCTGCTAGAGAGATGTGTTTACATGGAAGAAAAGATTATGAAGAGTTCTGCGATCAATATAGGAAAGCTTTGGAAACTTACAAATTACCACCATGTTATTTCCAGGATTATGAGACACTGCTTAACAACATATGCAGTGGCGAACAACTTGAATATTTATTTTAAATGCTGTGCGACGGTGTGATTACGATTGGTTACACCTGAGGTCGAATCGTTACAATCGTTGTTTAGATGTTAGTCATGTATTATGCTAAACAACCAATGCGTTTATTCACATATTACCCGATATGTGTCTTATTTTGGGGCCTGTGTAAAATGAATCCTCTCACAGGTTTTTGAGGCCGGTTTTATTAATAATATTTGTCTTAATCAGCATTTACCTTTGAGTATCTAAATGATAAGACAACAAACTAAAATGATGTCACAAAATACAACACAAAATAAAACAAATAACGAAGATGGACCTATTGTTACGACCGAAGAATCTATAATGACAAGAAACCCCGAACAAATTTTGCAATTTATTGATGATAAATCAAACGCCGAATTTATTTTACCTATACCTACAGATAATCTGAGTAACGCTTCCAATTCTGGTTTAGAAATCAGAGATCATACAGTTAAAGACTTCTTAAGTAGACCTATACTTATGGGTACTTATACTTGGAGTAGTGATTTACCAGTGAACGCTCAAATTTTTAAATTATCATTACCTCAAGATCTCTTGACGAAGTCCATGATTGCGGAAAAAGTAAGCGGATTTACTTACATTAAAGGAAGTATTAAAATTAGAGTTCAATTTAATAAACAAAATTTTCAATCTGGTCAGTTTATGCTTAAATATTTACCTGTTCAAAGCCCTAATGACAATTACAATACACAACTTGATTCATTAAAACAATTTTCTGGATTACCTGGTTTAACTAATAATTTGCAATCTGATAAACCTATTGAATTAGTAGTTCCGTATATTTATCCATTAGATGTTTATGATTTGATTAATGTACCTGATGATTGGGCGACTGTAATGATGCGTGTTCTGTCACCATTGGCTGCTTCTTCAGCTACGTCTGTGACAGTTACAGTGCATGCTTGGTTTGATTCTGATGTTGAGATTTCAGTACCAACTAGCTATGTATCACCTATAGTGCACAGAGCTTTGATTGATGATAGAGTAAATTACATCTTTGCTGAGAATCAAGTCGGTAAAGAACAACAAGTTGCAAATAAAGCCGGAGGTCCCATATCCTCGATTGCAAACACTGTTGGCAGTTTATCGACAGTAGCTAGTATGATACCTGGCTTGGGTTCAATAGCTGCTCCTATTGCTGCGGTTTCCAACGTAGTAGGAACATTAGCTAGTTCTTTTGGCTTTTCTAAGCCTAATAGTAATCAAACTATAACCCAAGTTAGAGATATAATAACGAGAGGCATGGCCAATTCCGACTTTCCTGATTCATCAACACAAATGGCTTTAATAACTGAAAATTCTCTTCAAGAAGGTAGGGCTTTATGTGGTACTGATATTGATGAAATGTCTATAGCTCATATCGTAAGAATTCCATATGTAATAAACGATTTTAATTTCACCACGTCTTCTTTACCAAATTCTTTATTGTATTCTTTTAAATTAAATCCCGTTTTGCATACAACACACCAGACTGGTGGTAATTATTTTACTACTGGAATGGGAATGGTTGCTGCTTGTTTTAAATTGTGGAGAGGTTCCATGAATATCACTTTTAAATTTTCAAAAACTACTTTTCATTCAGGTAGATTAATGGCAGTTTGGTTTCAACCTTCAACACAAGAAATACCAAGTACTTATCAATCTGACTTTGCGAAGAATCCTTCTATAATTTTAGATTTGCAAACTGCTTATGAATACACAATCAAAGTTCCCTACGTTCAAGCCAATCCCTGGTTGAGTTGTCAATATGATGGTAATAAAAGCACTAATGGTGTATTGGGAATTTACGTTCTCAATGCTTTGCAGGCAGCTCCTTCAGCATCCTCTAGTGTAAATTGCATAGTAGAAGTTGCCGGTGGAAAAGATATGATGTTTGCAGTTCCAACAACACCTACATTATTAGATGCTTATGTTAATCCTTTACCGACGTACAGCTCTATTTCAGACTCCGACATTCAAATTGTATCAACATTGACAGAGACTGTAGATGGTAGAGAAACAGTAACACATACTATAACATTCCCTTGGTGTCCTCAATTTACAGAAGAGGTATCATATAGTTTCCCAGTTGGATCGGATGACATAACTGTAATACAAGATGCTACATCGAGAGAAAGAGTTCCAGTAGGTTGGACTTTTAA